AAAGATCTATATGTATAGAGTGGAGTATTCGAGCCGGTCAGGTGGTCCACGACGCACGGATCTAACTCGATGGTCTACGCGCCCCGGTCCGGTGTTGCCAGTAATGGGCTATACTAGGCCCAACCCCGTGAGAAAATGACCCGAAACAAAACCGTACAGTTAGCCGAAGAGATCCGCCGTGACCCCCTACGGTTCGAACGATACCGGGTAGGCACGGGCGCGCCGGCGTTTCATTCGGATACCGCCCGCGAAAAACTTTTAAGGGCGGGCAACCAATGGGGGAAGACCCGCGCCGGCGCGCGTGAAATGTTGTGGATTATGACGGGTCAACACCCCTGGCGGGAAGTGAAAAAAACCCCCGTTCGGGGTCGCGTGGTGACGTATTCCTGGGCGCAAAGCGTGGAAGTTCAGCGGCGAATAAATGAGATCCTGCCTAAATTTATGGTGGAGGGTTTCGATTTCAACGATCAACGGGGATTTGTGGGCGCTAAAATTAAGCTAAAAAAACAATACGGCGGTTCAATGGTGGAAGTCATGACCGCCGGCCAGGATAGCATAGCCCACGGGGCGGCGACGCTCGATTTCGTGTGGATAGATGAACCCCCACCCCGGGCGCTTTACTCCGAATTACTAGCGCGTTTATTAGTGAAAAAAGGAACCCTTTTTATTACTATGACGCCGATCGGGCGCCCCGTTGATTGGTTAGTGGAAGAAATCGAAGAAGGCCGGCTAACCGATCACCGTTTTGATCTAACGCCGGAAAACTGCCCCCACCTGGACGCCGGCCAAATCGCCGGAATTGCGGATAAATACCTACCCCACGAACGCCCCCAACGTATGAACGGTCAGTGGTACGGTGAAAGCCCCGATCGGTTTTTTGAGGCGTTCAGTCAAATAGCCGTCACCGATGAAACACCACGCGGTGAGGTAAAGATAGCGATCGGCATAGACCACGGCGAGGGTATAGGGAAAGAGGCGGCGATCCTCATGTTGTATATAGACGGGGACTACCCGAAAATTTGGGTAATAGATGAATACCGCAACACAAAAAGAACCGATCCGGACGAAGATGCTTACGGAATTTTGAAGATGTTAAGGCGCCACGATATACGCCCACAAGAGGTTGATTTATGCGTTGGTGATATCAACACCGCCGGGAAGGGCGCGGGGGGTATCAAGGTGAACGACGCCCTATCGGACGCGATACGCCGCCAGACAAAAACCAAACACCCCCCGATCGTGATACGATCGGCGCGAAAAGGCCGGGGATCTGTAATGTACGGTAGCCGCTTGATAAATTACGCGCTTAGGCGGGGAGATCTGACCTTGCACCCCCGGTGCAAAACCCTAATACATAGCTTTCAACATTTTAAAGGGCATGAAGAGGATTTAAAGCACCCCCTGGATGCCGCGCGCTATGTAATCAGTGCTATTCTAGCGAATAAAAAAGGTTATTTCCGGCTTCGTTTCACCGGTGGGGAGATTACACAACATGCAAGATGAAATTTACACGCCACCGCTACCCGACGATCGCTATGATTCGGAACGCGTGGAACACTCTAGACAACGTTACCGGCTCCTTTCCGGCGCCTGGAAACAAGATCTAGAACAAGTTTTAGCCCGTGAGATCGGATCCGTCCGGCTTCGGGCGTGGGGACCGGACCCGGACCTAACAAAAAACGTTTTTCGGAACGTGGTATCCCAATTATCCGTTTTGTATGACTCGGAACCCGTGATCACCCACGAAGAACCCGGGGCGGCGGAAGACCTGCAAAAAATTATTTCAGGCGGCGGTTTATGGCAATTTGCCCCACGCTTGCAACAAATAACGGTGGGGCTTCGTGAGGGTCTTTACCGGTTGGCGGTGGTGGGCGGTGGTGACGAAGATCCCGTTTTATCGATCCGTATTGTCTCCCCTGACATGGTTTTAGCCACGCCTGACATAGACGAACCCGATCGACCCGTCGAAATCACCGAATTTCGGCTTCGTATGATCGGGGATGATTACGAATGGACGCGGGACGTCCTATCTATAAAGGGGGATCCGTATTTTAGGGTTCTTTCCGGCGACGGTTCCGAAGACCTATCAGAAATGTTTTTAGGCGTCCGGGGCGGTTTAGTGGGGGATGACTACCCCTATTATTGCGAGGGTAAACCGTGTTTGCCGTATACGCTCTACCACGCGGAACGGAATAGCCACCTATTTTCGCCTTATTTCGGTTTTGAGCTAGTACAGGGTTCGCTAATAACGGCGGTTCTATGGACATTTTGGCGTAATTGCGTCAAGTCTGCAAGTTGGCCCCAACGTTACGCCGTGGGGGTACGCCCCGCCGGCGGGCTAGTCACGGATAACGCGCAAAATATGGCGTATATACCCACGGACCCGGCCAGCCTTTTAAATTTTGAACCGTCCAGCGATATCGCGCCGGTGTTGGGCCAATTCCAGCCCGGATCAGACCCGATCGCCCTGGGCGAGGCGATCCGGGCATACGCGGCGGATCTATCTATGGATTTCGGTATCTCTGAAACGGATTTGGCACGCCTGGGCGGTTCCCCACGTTCCGGCTATGCGATTAGCCTAAGCCGGGAAGGGGTGCGAAACGCCCAACGCCGCGCGGAGCCTCAATTCCGCCGGGGTGACCTGGAAACCCTTTCTAAAATCGCGGCGTTTTGGAACCGCGCCACGGGTTCAACCCTTCCGGAAACCGGGTGGCAGATCAACTATCCCGGGGCGCCCCTATCTAGTGAAGAAAAAGTTCAGGCGGTGGAAGAGTGGAAAAGCCTATCAGAATTGGGTGTAGCGTCCCCGGTGGATTTGTACATGATGATCCACAACGTAAGCCGCGACACCGCAACCCGTGAATTAGAGCGTATCGCATTAGAGCGATCAAGATTTAACAGTTAGGAGTAAAAAATGGCAGACGACACCCCGACAACCGAAACCCCCGACGCCCCCGACGCGGCGCCGGCCACCGAAAAACAGACGGTCCCATATGAGCGATTCGCGCAAAAAGTGGCAGAAATAAAAGCCCTTGAAACGAAATTGGCCGAAGCCGCCCAGTCTTCCGACGTTGCGGCGGCGTGGGAAACCAAACACAACGAGCTAAACGCCACGTTTGAAAGTGAGCGCGCGGCGTGGAACCAAAAAAGCGCGCTGTATCAAGTGGGGATCAACGATCCCGACGTTTCCGAGTTAGCCCGGTGGCGTTTCGAAAAAAGCGGATCGGAAGATTTCGGGCAGTGGTTAGAAACGGACGCGAAAAACGATCCGATTTTAAAAACCCACCTAACGAAGCCCGAAGCGGCGCCCACGGCGGCACCCACGCCGGAAGCCACGCCGGCACCTAGCCCAAACACGGGCGCCAGATCAGCACCACCGCCCCGGGGTGAGTTTTCCCCGGAAGCGGTGCAGAATATGAGTATTGAAGAGATAAAAGCCAACTATGGAAAAATAGCGGGCGCGTGGGGCTATACGCCCCGGAAATTCAACTAACGCCAACCCGGAAGATCTACGGGTTTTAAAAGGTTTTTAACCTCTAAAAACCGATCCCCTTCGAATATTAGGCGGGTCAAGTCCACCCATATTTCCTCAATTTCCGCATAATTTAAAGGCGTAGACTCTTTCTTTTTGTTTTGGTCTGAAAATTTTAGACTTTCCGCAATGCGCACGTTTCTACAATCCCTTATTATTAGATCTTTGGGTTCTTCCGACGAATTAGATTGAAATTGAATTCCAATACAATCACATTCCCATTTAACAAACCTTGATTTTATGGGGTTTTTCATTAGCGCTCCCCGGGGAGCGCGGAGTATGAGCGCCACGCTTCCGTGCTTTCTATCATAGCGCCGGCCAACTGACGGCAAGCGGAATCGATACGATCCCCGATTTCCGCGCGGGCTTCCGGCGCGGCTTTTTGTAGTTCCGCCTTTAAAGAAAAAACAAGTTCGAACGCCTTTTTTTCTTCGTTGTGGGCTTTTTCGTATTTTTCGTTTAGTTTTGCGAGGGTCATTTTTTTAGTCCTTAGTGGCTGGGTACATCTACTTATAATCAGTAGTGATAACTTAATCCACCTCTAAATAAAAAAAACCGCCCTTTCGGGCGGCGTGGTTTGGGTTGCGGTGGGGTTTACATTCGAACTTCAAGGCCGGTTTGGGCTTTAATTATCTCTTTCAAACTTCCCGCGTAGACATTGGAAACCTCAAAAACAGTTTCGGTATTTTTTCCCGCGCATAGTTGGCGGACGCTTGGCACCTTTGAAAAAGTCATAGAATAGGTGTCATTTTCGTTTAGAGTGATTTTTAGGTGGTTGGCCTTTTTGGGGTTTGTTCCAATTCTAAACGCTAACGCGTCAGGATAGGCTATAAGGTTTTTAGCTCCGATCATTTTTAAAGTGAACCCTAATTGTTTTGCGATAGTGTTTGCGGTTTCGTTTTTCATTTTTTTAGTCCTTAGTGGCTGGGTACATCTACTTATAATCACTACTGATAACTTAATCCACCTTTTTCGCTTTTTTATTTTTTCGTGATATGATCCTAAATGCCCGCCGGGTCGCGTCGTTAAAAGCGTTTTTGGGTACATCGAAAATTTTAACTTTTAACGCCGAAAATTCGGCGGGGGTATCTATGCCTATTACTAATGCAGGTCTGATTCCAGATCTCCGACTAGCAACCGCACTCGATGCGGCCCTCAGAGTGATCCTTCACGACGAAATGAGCCTAAGAACAACCGGATCTATTTTGAACCTTGGTTCAATCAATGGCACCGGCGCCTCGGATAGCACGATCCGTTACGCGGGCCTTGACGGTTTGGATCCATTTGCACCCGCCGGTGAAGCCGCCGCCGTAGCAGAAACCGTATTCGTCACTAACTCCGCTCAAGTAGCCGTTGGACGTTGCGCCCTTCGGCGTGATATTTCCGATCTCGCGGTCATGACCGGCCTATCTTCCGGGGATGTTGACCCTATGCGGCTCGCTCAAAGTATGGTTGGGGGCTATGAGCAATTTTTTAATATTTTAGCGGCTGCGGCTCTAAACACACTACCGACACTTGTCGGGGCTGCGGGAGTCGATTGTTCCGTAGACGATTTTTATGACGCTATTTTTGCGCTTGAAATCGCCAGTGTTCCGGGCCCGTATACGTCCCTCCTTTCACCTACCCAATTCGCAAACTTTCAAGAGTCTTTACGGGCTGAAGGTGGCGCGGCTCAATGGATGCCCGCCACGGCTTCAATGTTGCAAATCAAGGGGCAGGGCTACATGGGCCAATTCCTGGGCGTTGATATCTACAAGTCCGATAAAGTACTTGTCGACGGCGGCGGGGACGCTCACGGCGGAATGTGGGGCTTAGGTTGCATGGGCGCAAAATACGGAACGGTGGTTAATCCCCTGGGTGGTTTTGTTACCTCGCCCGGTTCTGAAATTGTGGTTGAATTTGAGCGCGTGGCGGCTTCCGCAACTACTCAAATTGTTGGACACGGTTATTTAGGTCTATCCGTATTAGAAGCCGCGCGCGGTGTCCAACTACGAACAGACGGATAATATCCCCTTTTAGACACCCCCCATTTCTCCCGTTTCGTCGGGGTTATGGGGGGATTTTTTGGGGGGTGTCTTCCCCCTGCAACCCCGACAAATAGGATCAGAAAATGGCAAAAACATTTGAGGGCCGGAGTATCTCCTCGCCTACCGAAAACAACAAACTTTTCTCCCCCACTACCCCGCAATTTCTATACATGCATCACCCCAATACATGGGATCTAGTGGAAACCGCTGATGGTTATGAGGTTCTGCCCATATTGACTAAATTTCAATTAGTCGCCGGGTTGAATGGTGTCCGGCTCCGCCCAGGCGGGGGCGTAGACTCCACCGCCGCCCGCGCGTCTTTTATGGATCAAGGGTGGGTGTTCATCGATAATAAAGCGGTAGACGGTGGCTACCTTAGGCAATTTGACGGGATGTCCGGGCCTATCTATGCGGACAAATGGAGTAGCCCCCGTGTAATAGGAAATAGCGCGCGTGGACGCGTTGTTTGGGATACCGATCAAGTTGGTTATAACGATTTCCGGCGGTCATTACTCGAAAACGGCACGATAGAAGCGCCGGACCCTTCGGCGCTTGATTGGAAAATTGAGCTACTCGAAAAGCGGATTGACCGAAAAACTAAACTAAGTCACATTCCGCGCGTGCAAAAAGAAGTCAAAAAAGCGGCGGATAAAAAAGCCGCGCTAGTAGAGGCGAAAACCACCAAAAAAACGACGGTAAAGAAAAAGCGCGCCCCGCGCAAAAAGCCCGCGCCGGCGGTGGTGAAACCGTGAGCGACGAAAAAAATACACGCGCGGCGATCGATCGGGTCGCTAGTCGCATACGAAACGAAGCCCAAAAACAAGGCCGGACGATCACCCATGAAACCGCGCGAGGCAAAGCGCGGGAAATTGCGGTAAACTATCGACGTAAACAACAACAACAATAACGGCGCCCCGGCGCTATAGGAGATCCTATGTTATTCAGGCAACGTTTCAGAGGTGCTATTTCATTTGTGGGGATAGGCATTAAACAAGCCGCACGAACACCCGACACCCAAACCCCAACGATCACAAGTGGGATCGGTGCCCCCACCGCTTCCGTCTTCCCTGGTTCGGTCTACATGAGACAAGACGGAGCCAACGCCGACGAAATGATCTATTGTCGTATCGGTGGCGCGTGGGTAGCGATTAGCGGAACATAAAACACCCGCCCCTTCGGGGGCTTTTTTAAAAGGAAACCCCCGATGGCCTTACTAAGCCCCGAAGAACGCCAAACACTAACCCCTGACGAAAAACGCGCGCTTCGTAAAGAGCGCCGCGCGAAACGCCGGGAAGAACGCGGCCCTTTTTTGGGCATTAAGTGGGAAAAACTTGAACCCCTCGCGGAAGAGTTGATCCTGGAAATTGCGGGGGATTTGCTCCCCGGTGAAGAGAAAATGGAAGAAGTGATCGACGAATTAGCCGAAAAAGCCGACGAATTTTTAGAATGGCGAGGTTTGCCCGTGGTGGTATCCCTAGCCCTGGAAACAATTGACGGCGTGTTTTTGCGGGCGATCGCGCGGGGTACAATGCGGCCTATGGTTCAGAGGGTCTATGAAAAACTCAAAAATTCTGGCAAATTGGGAGGTAAATAACGTGCGCCCGTCTGTATTAGAACAAATCGAAAAATTGGGGTTTTCCGTGTTTGACGGTGGACCCTATGATCTAAATTTGTTTGGGATCCGCGCCAAAAACCGCACCGCCGGGGAGTTTGACGACCTGATCGGGTGCGCCTACCTGGACGGCAAAACATGGCGGGTTCAATATTGGCCGGCAACCACGGACCCCGGCACCCTAAGCGGAACGCTCGCCACAAAAAACCCAAAGGGCGCGGCGATACTCGCGCCGGGGCAATACTCCGGAGCCTACGAAATAGGCCCGCACGGGTCCACGAAATACGCCGCCCTGGTTCAACGGGGGGAGCCGGTGGCGGTTTTTCGTGACAACACCGGGGATACGCGGCTCGATTTCGACCCGGCAACCCTAGAAACGGGATATTTTGGGATCAACATCCACGCGTCAAGTATGGACCCCTACGGCGACGAAAAAGAAACCGCCCGCGTTTCGAATTGGTCCGAAGGGTGCAACGTGCACGCCACCAGCGCGGGATTTCGTAGCATGATGGAACTATGCCATAAACAGATCGAAAACCACCCGACGTGGACGAAATTCACTTACACCCTTTTAGATCAATGGTGGTGATATATGACAACGACTAGCTTCGCCTATTCGCCCCCGTCGGGTCTTCCCCGTATGATTTTACGGGGCGAAAATCAAACCCTCGATATTTCGTGGTTTGTCGAAAATAGCCTAATAACGACGATCACCAGCGGGACGTTTACGCTAAAACAGGGCGCGACGGTCCTTTTAGACGCGGTGCCCGTTACTACGTTAGGCGCCGGCGGTGTATCGGCTACCTATGATCTAACTTCCGCCCAGGTTCCGGATACGCTTAGTTTTTCGGACACGATGCTAGAAATCTGGACCCTCACGGGGACGGTTTTTGGAACGCCGGCGACGGTTACAACCCGGCGATCGGGTCATCTAGTCCGGACGATTTTATACCCCCTGATTAAAGACGGGGATCTAGTTAGCCGCCACCGCCGGATCGAAGATATCCGCCCGCCGGGGATAAACAATTTCTCTTCATATCGTGATCTCGCGTGGGAAGTTTTAAACCGGGATCTACTAAAAAAAGGGCGCCGGCCTGAATTGATTTTAGATAGTTACGCGCTAGTGGATATGCACGTTTATAAGTCGTTAGAATTGATTTTTAGGGACGCGATCACGTTTGTTGGGGATGGTCGATATAACGAACTAGCCAACATGTATGCCGACGCCTACCGGGAAGAGTTCGAAAACGTGCAATTCAGATACGATCGAAACGAAAACGAAGCGATCGAAGATGACGAACGCGAAGCCGCCAGCCCCTCGATTTGGCTTAGTACGCCGGGGACCGGTGGAACGTGGGGATAATGCGAGAAATCATAGAGGCGGCGGTAACCGCGATCGATACGATCCCCGACTTGGTGTTGTCACCGGCGGCGGTGAACGCACTAAACACGCCTAACACCGTGGCGGAGCGGGTTTATTCGGTGACAATGCAAACCGAAAATTCCGATAAATTCCGCGATAGGCAGCCCGCCGGGCATATGCGCTATGAACACGCCCTAACAGTTAGCGTGTTGTGTCGAATTTTCCCAAACGACCAAATGAGCGCCTATAAAGACGCGATCGACGTGGAAGAGTTGATCATTCAAAAACTGTTAGTACAGGCAGATTTCCCCGCGTTCCGCGTCCTATACGATCGCACCCGCCGAAATTTCCCCCGCCCTTCCGTGGGCGGCACCGCCGGCGGGGAATACGTTTTGTTGGAAATCGAGTTTTCGATAGAACAAAGCACCCCCCTACCATGACCACCAAAAACCCCTTTATAGCCAACCTGGACGAAATAGAGCGCACGCTGGACGCCCTATCAAGACAAGACGCTACCCGCGTAGCAGAATGGACGTTTAATTCGTCCGCCTGGAAAGTTATTAAAGAGATAAAAAAACCTGAAAGTTTAGGCGGTTGGCCGGTAGACACCGGGGAGAGTCGCAAACGTTGGGGGTTTAGACGCGCAAAAATCGGGGGTGGAAAAGTCGTTTTTGATATTTTTAACGACGCCCCCGCGCTTCGGGGTCGATTGAAAGGCCACGCCTATGCCGGTTGGGTATATGCAAAGGGTGGGCGCCCGCCCAGTTTAGGGCGCCCGGGTTCGCCCTTGATAGCCCAGGGTATAGTAGATCGTGCTATACTTTCCACGCTAGCGACTATAGAAAAAAATTATCGTCGCCGGCTTACGGATTACCTCGCGAAAAGGGCTAAAAAATGACCGTTGATCAAGCCAAAAAGGCGCTAAAAAAGATCAAGTTCACGCCGGGGGAGGCGTTCCGCCGGCGAAGTCCAGAGGATCAGAAAACGATCCGTTCCGCCGTTTTAGTTTTGGCCCGTGCGGGCTTAGTTTACACGCCCGAAGAGGGCAAACCAACCGAAAAACCAGTTTTAGAGGGGTAAATCATGGCCGAGTCGTTGATCGTTAAAACAAAAAGAGACGGGACGCTAACTTTTAGCGATCTAGCCGCCGCTAACTCTTACACCGTCTCATTTGAAGCGGGGGATCTAAACCTGACGATCCCCGGCGCCACGGTGAACAATTTTCTAGATAGGGGCCGTTTCCCGGCGGGAAACCCCGCGATCCGCTACGGTGACGATCAACCGCTTACGGGGACGTTTACCGCGTACCTTCGGGATATTTCCGACGCGGTAGATGTTACGCTAACCGAAATTTTGCTGCAATCCGGCGCGGTTGCGTCGGGGTGGACTAGCACAATGGGCGCAAATGGTGAGGTTTTCGCGCTAAAATTAACCTGGACGATCGCCGGCGTTATACATGGGGACGCGTCCGATCATGTCTTAGAGCTTGATCATTGTTATGTCACCGGCTCGCTAGGTGAGGGGGATCCGGACACCGTGACGATCAATTTTACCAGTTATACAAGCTATCCCGTCGTTACATAGGATCTAACAATGAAAATCGACAACGTAAGAGTTCCAATTCTAGATCGATCGGCGGGGGATTTTTCCGGTGCGGCGAATTTTGCAGCGGCGGCGGCGGACCCTACCGCGCAAACCGCCGCGCTTGATTGTCAATGGGGCCAATTTATTGATATCACGGTGGAAATTACCAACGTGGGCACGGGTCCCATGACTAAAATTTTCTTAGTGGGGCGCGTTTCTTCGGCAGCAAACCCGGATATAACCGCCCCGGCGGAATGGTCCGCATTGAACACCGAAGCGGTAGACACCGCCACGGGAATTAGTACTATAGTAGCCTATCAAGCTGAAATATCCGCGCATAGCGTCGGGGAGTACACGATAAGTTTCCCGAAAATCGGGCGCTATTTCGGCGCGGTGGTTTGGGTTGACGCCGCCCCGGGAACACGCGGGACGGTCTACGCCTATAGACGGGGTGAGCGTTGATCTTTTTAGCGCCGCTTGTCGAGATAAACGGGCAATTCGACCCGGCCACGAATTTAGACGGTAACCTTGTGGCATTGACGGCGCCGGGTATGCGCGCGCCGGTATGCGATCGGGAACTTTTACGGTTCGTGGTGGTGGCTCCGGAGGGTTTCCCGGCTCCCGATGATTGGGAAGAAATGACCAAAGAGCAAATAAACGATCTCTACCCGGGAACTTTTTAGGGGGGAATTATGGCGGTTAAATGGTCCTGGGCGTGGGGCGCAGAAACCGCCGCGACGCTAGAAACGGATGCGGGGTGGGATTTTTCGTCTACGTCGGCGAGCAATGTAACATCGTACCCGACGGGTGGACTACCTGCCGGAGTGCCTGAGTTTACCTATGCGGGCAGCCCAACGCGATACACTATCGCATTAAGGAGCGCCACCACGGCCCGATCACCGCTAAATATTGGCGCCCCTCAAGGTTGGCTATCCAGCCACTTTTACTTAGCCGACGCTAGCGGCTTTTCAAATTACGAAATTTTCCATGTCTACGCCACCACGAACGGGCGGTCAGTCTATGTCTTGGCTCACGGACCGGACACGCTGAAATTGTACGTGGACAACACATTCAAAGAGCAAACTGTAGCCACTTTTCCCCCTCTAACGTGGCATAACATAGCTTTAAAGTACGATATGAGCGGGGCTACTTGGAGCGGGCAGCTATATATGAACGGTGTAGCCGTCACGGCTGCGCACACTGACGCGGGGACCAGCCAGACTTCCTGCTACTTCAGGCTATCCGGTCTTCGTAATACGTCATTAGTTACCGGCGGTTTTTGGGCGGGGCTAGTCCATTACGATTCGCTAGCCGACGCCGGCGAATTGAGCCGCTACGTCACCCGCGCCAATCCCACCGCCGACATATCTAGCACTTTCGGCGCGTGGGTTCCGGCGGTAAATCAGAGCGCGGAGCTAGTTAGCCCGCTGGATACGGCTACGACGGTAGACGCCGCCGCACCGATACCCACGGATTTTCTCACGATCAACGTGAACAACCTATCTACACAACTAGGCATTTCGCCTAACATCACCGGAGTATCTGTTCACGGGTACGCGTCCGGAACCGGATCTAGCGTTGTCGCGGGCGTTTCGTCATCGTCGGGCGTTTCGTTTGTGGACGGCGCGGCGGTGGTTACCGGGTCGGGTTCTTATTGTACGGCGTCTAGCGGGGTCGACCCTAACACCGGGGCTGCGTGGCTAGTGAGCGCGGTTCCTTATCTACGCTTTAAAATTTCGTGAGGTAAAAAATGCAGGGTTGCGGCTTTCAAGGGGGATGCACGGGCGGCGGTGGCGGTGGCGGTGGCACGGGCACGGTTACAAGCGTAGGCACGGGAACAGGTCTAACCGGCGGGCCTATCACGGCGGCGGGCACGATCAACCTCGCGAACACCGCCGTAACGCCTGGCGCGTATACAAGCGCCGACATTACTGTCGACGCTCAAGGGCGTATTACAGCAGCGGCGAGCGGTGCGGGGGCGGTGTCTCTTTACACCGCCGACGATACGATCGGCGCGGGTCGGATCGCGACCCTAACCGATACACTAGAATTTTCGGGCGGTCGGGTGCTATACAACGGCGCCGCCGAAACCTCGACTCTAAACAGTACGAGCGTCGTCGAGGTTCGACAGGCTAGCGATCTACCCGCCACCCTGGCGGTAAATACGACGTACTACATACGGGGCGCGATCACGTTTAGCACCCCGATCACGGTCACTAATGCCGGGTGCGCTATCGTCGGCGGCGATCGAAATAAGGATAAATTGATATGGAACGGCGCCGCCGGAACCACGGCGATCACCGTTACCGATGTAGATTTCGAGCTTGCTAACCTCTGTTTTTCATCGAATAACACCGGATCGGTAATTTTAGAAGCGGATAATTTTAACGCCCCCGACTATAACGCCGGGCGTTCCAAGGTTTTTTCGATTTTCGATTGCCAGTTTCGGGGGTGTTACGATATCGCGTCGTTTTCGGGGTTCGATCTTATCGACATTTCAAACACGCTGTTTTGGTATATCCAAGCACCGAATTTCGGCCTGAAATTTCTAAACACCTCGAAAACCGAAATTAGCTCGTGTGAGTTTATCCGTTGGTTTGACGAAAGCACCATACCCGCCCCGGCGGGTTTCGCAACGTGCCCGATGATAGAACTATCGGCCAACGCGGGCGGCCCTGGTTTCGGGGCGGTTAATATCAACGGCTCATTATTCCACCCGCAACTAACACAAGACGGGATCAAAATTAACGCCGGATCGACTACGGGTTTTGGCACGATCGCCGCTAATACATTCGTTGACGCCAACCTGGGACCGGGTTTAAAGTTTTTTCCGGACCCCGCCGCCGGGGGCTACTCAAACGCGGAGTGTCTAAAATACGACATAAGCGTAAATCAGGGGCTACCGAATTCTAACGCGTACATGCTAGTAACGTTCGTGGGCAACGGTACAAACACCGCGCTGACGTCGGGGGTTCCCGCCGTGATGAACGCCGGGGGCGGCGCCGCCGCGACTCACTCACAACGTATGACCGCCACCGCTGACGGCGTGGTAACCTACAACGGGACGAAAGAGATCAACGTCTCCCTAGTCGCCACGGTGAATTTCGATAAACAGGGCGGCGGTAACGATGACTACAATTTTTATTTCTATCAGAACACCGGCGCGGGGTTCGTTCAACTGACGGATTCAGTTTCCGCGATCCGCACCGGGGGAAATAATTTCGTACTCCCCATGAGCTATTTTACCCCCCTATCAAACGGCGATCAGTTAGCGATCTACATCGAAAACACCGGATCGAACGACGATATGAGGGTTACCGATCTGCAATGGTTCATTAAGGAATAGGGGGGTTTTATGGCGTTAAACGTCGCCGCTTTGTTCGCGAGCGTGGTCCATAGCGCCCCCCTTCCGCCCGTGGTGGCGTCGGGTTTGTGGGCGAGCGTGGTCCATAGCGCCCCCCTTCCGCCCGTGGTGGCGTCGGGTTTGTGGGCGAGCGTGGTACACGATACAGCAACACCGCCAACCCCGGGCGGTGGCAACCCGCCGCCGTTTCAAGGTGGCACGTTTCAAGACGGCTTTTTTCAAGGCGTCCAAAATTTTCAACCAACAACATTAGGATCAAAATGAAACCCCGAAAAAATCCCCGACAAATCCCCGATAAACCCCACTATTTGGAGATCGATATTTGTGGCCGGCCCACAAATTGGCGCGTGCCGTCATCCCCTAAAACCTCGCGGATAATTGCGTTTCTTCAATCTTCCGGGGTAATGGACGCCGCCGCGCGTGCCGAAACGGGCGAGGATATCGTTAAAAACCTGGGTGCAGATCTTCCGGCGCTTTTTTCGTGTCAGGGCGCTATGTTGGGGTTTTGCTGGTTCGACCCGGGGCAAGATCTGGAAACCCCGGAACCCCGCCCCCGCGCGGATCTATTCGCCTACGGGGAAAGTATTTTTGAAGAGTTACATGAGGAGGGGTGGACTAACGCCCACGTCCAAAAAGCGTTCGTACAACTAACAGAGCGGGTGGTAGCGTCGTTCATAGGGCAAAAAGAGGTTTCGGCGCGTGTCGATTTTTTGGAACAACCGCCGGTCATACGGAGTTAATAGCCCTGGACATCGGCGTTAATTTTTTGGGTGACCCGTGGGGGTTTGAAGAACTCACCCGCGCCCAAAAATTAGATATGCTGGCATATTGGCATATACAGAAAAAACCAAGCGAAGCGCGGTGGTTGCTATCGTCGCCGGCGACTATGCGCGATCTATACGATATACTACTGACGCACCACGGAAAGGCGCCCCGAAGCCTTTTTAGCGGTGGGAAAAAATCAACCATAGATCCCCAGGTAAAAAAAGCCTGGGCTAATACCACCGGATCGGACGCTGGCGCGGTCGATTGGTGGGCGGCGGGGTAAAAATGGCAGACGATCGCACGGTTTACAAGTTCGAAGGGGACGCGTCGGGCCTAATTCGCGCGAGTAAAGCCGCCAAAACTAGCATAAAATCCCTGGGCACAACGTCTAAAAAGACGGATACTCAGCTAAAAAATATGCGGGTTCAATCTACGCTTTTAAGCCGGAGCCTTTTAAAGTTAAACGCCGCGTTTATGGCCGGCGCGAAATCTTCGGGGATGTTTGCCGCCGCAACGCTAGCCGCCGGCGCCGCTATGGGTCGCTTTTTCCAAAATATGGCGGACGCTCAAAACGAACTATCCGATCTAAGTTCACGAACGGGCGTATCCACTAAAAGTTTAGCGGGGCTTAGGCTAGCCGCCAAAGGATCCGGGCAAGATTTTAAGGCGGTTTCTAGCGCGTTAAAACCGCTCGCCCTACGGCTAGGTCAGGCAAATTTAGGGATGAAAACCGCGATTTTAGGGTTTAAAGCCGTCGGGGTTACCTCGTTACGGGCGGCGGACGGTGGCCTAAAAAGCGCGGACGCGGTCCTTTTAGAAATGACCGAAACGCTATCCGGTATGGAAAACCCCACGGAACGAGCGGTGGCGGCGTCGTTGGCGCTAGGGAGCGCGGGAACCAAATTGGTTCAGGCGTTGGGGGGTGAGAGTTTAAAGGAGTTTTCTGACGCGGCGGAAAAATTCGGGATGGACACCGGGCCGGCGGCGGCGCGGGCGGCGGACGAATGGCAACGGTCAATGGCAAACCTGGATTTGGTTATGCGTCCGTTCACCACCGATGTAATGGTTTGGGCTACCCGCCAAGTCAATAATTTTTCGTTGGCGTGGGTTTATTTGTCGACCCTTTTAGAGGAGTTGAGCAAAAACATACTTCCCAATATGGGCAGCGCGCTCCTTTTAGCGTTCGTGGATTTGAACATTAAAGCCGTGGGCTATGCGGATAGCATTTTACAAACGTTTATGGGCGCCGCCGAAGGGTACGCAAAACTCATTGAACTAATCACCGGAAACACGGCGATTTCAGATAAGGTGTCCGAATATTCCCTCAAAATGAAAGACGCTGCCGACGGGATCAAAAAGTATTGGGACGGGGTAAAGGAAGACATAGGGACGAATTCAGAACTAGGTAAATCATTCGAAAAAGCCACGGAAAAGGCACAAGAGTTTTGGGATTGGCAGAACAAAATTTTAGAGCAAAGGGCGGGGGGAGGCTTGCCCACGCCGGACGGCGCCAGCGGCGGCGGGTGGGAAGATATAGATCTTTCCGCTTCCGGCGGTGCGGGCATTGTTGAACACGGCGACGGGTTAGGTATAGATCTTTCCGCTTCCGGCGGGAAATTAATAGAGATCCACGATCAAGCGTTGGAAAAATTAGGCGAAACATCCGAAATATTAGACGGAATCACGGGCCAAATGACCGATCTAACCGATCCCACCGGCCTATTTAGAGACATTTTAGGCGAAATTTCGGGAACGATGGAAGCGATCGCGGAAGCCGATTTTTCTACGTTAGAGGGTACACTAGGTGCGGTTTCCGCCGGGTTTAAATCGCTCGGTAACATCATGAAAGGCGTTATTGATCAGCAAATACGCGCGAATGATGAACTAACGGAAAAACAGAAAAAGAACCTGAAAATACTTTTTGCCATACAAAAAGCCAGTGCGATTACTTCGATCGTAATCGACACCGCCAGCGCAATAGTGCGGGCGCTTGCGGAATTAGGCCCGGTGGCTGGGGGTATCGCGTCCGGATTTATCGCCGCCACGGGGATCGCCCAGGCTGCCACCGTTGCAAGCCAAAAACCACCCTTTCATATCGGGGGGATTATCCCCGCCGCCCCTGGGCGTCAGGGCGTCCAAATCAACGCGCTACCCGGGGAGGCGGTGTTAAACCGGGACGCCACGGCGGGGTTAGGTGCGGAAGGGGTGGCGGGGCTAAACAGCGGAAGAGGGGGTTCAAGCCCCGTTATGGTCGAAATGGTCTATAAGCACCGCGTGTTTGATGTTTTCGTGTCAGATAATATTTCGAAGGGCGGCCCATTGTCGGACGCGATAAATTCAGGGCGGCGAGTAGGCCACCGGTCAAGGGGTTAAAAAATGTCTGATAGATCTAGAAGTCTTTACCGTGGTTTGTTGGTTCCCGATGGTGATTTGTCCGCGTTGTGGGACGCTGAAACGACCATAGATGAAGCCGGCAACCGCGCGGGGGTTCCCGATACCCCGTCACAAACGGAAGCCGTCCTAGAGGCGTCAGGGCACCAAATAGACACCGGCGATAATAGAAGCCTCGAAATCCTAACCCTTCGGGGCGGTTTCCCCGGTGAAGACGGCGCGGCGTTTGGGTGGAAACAAACCGCCGGCGCCGCCCAGGATTACCGTGGGTGGGATATTCCCCTATCTGTAGCCCAATTAGAGGTGGTAGACTACGACGTAAACGATGAACACAACCTACATTTACACCTGATCAGTAAAACAAACACGGACGGAAGCGATCATTTGTTCTGTTTTTCTGATTTCGAATCCGGCGGAAATTTACGGGTACAGGTAAACCGCCGGGATTCGGGGGGGTGGTTGGGGGGTTTGTGGCCTAAAACAATAGCCACGACAACCCAGCCCTATGGGGGGCTTTATTGTTACCCTACGGGGCTTGTTTTGCCGTCTGGTAGGTTGCTTGTTTTTTATCTCACTTACAATACGGAAGACGCGGTTTTAGCGGGCGCGTTTTTTGCTAACGTTCGAATGAGCTATAGCGACGACAACGCGTCGTCATGGGTGCAGGGGTCTATTTTTTGTTTGGATTCCGAAATCGGAATTTCGCCCCCCATAACGCCTAGCGGGGATCTATTAAGTCCCCACAAAATGCGGGTAGCCTATAAAGACGGGCAAATTTTACTTTTAATATGGTTTAGACAGGGCGCAAATGTAGGGACCGATAGGAGTGGAATAGTGCAGTATGCTAGTGACGATCTAGGCACTTCCTTTGTTCGAGTATCTAGTAGTTACGACACCGGCGCGGACGTTTCTTTTCCTGACATTACCGCCGCCGGGGATAATTTTGTAGTCGGGTGGATAAACGAGGCGGGCGGCGAGGTTCGAATAGCCACGATCGGATCCGCCTATGAAACATTAAATTGGGCGGCTCCACAACCCACCTGGGCGACGGCTAGCAATTCAAGGGCGTCAACATCTTCCCCGGATTGGCAAGGCATAGAGGCGGACGCGGAACTGGCTTTAACTACCGATGAAGACGGAACGGTGTATTTGTACGCGTTTAGTTATCCTTATTCGGCCGGCGGTGTATTAGATCTATCGTCGGGGACGGTATACCGGAGCGCATCGGGGGGATTGGTAGACAGTTTTTCAGGTTTAGGACACGGATTCGGAAGCGGTACGGCGCAACAAGCGTTCAACATAGGAACCTTTTTTAAGCCCATGACTAACGACGCGGGGGCGCCCTATATTAAACCGTTAGATCTAACCGCCGCACCGCACCGGGGGCGGATCGCGGTAGCCCATAGAGCGATCGGGGGGGATGGTCAACAAAGCGAACCTATACAAATAGGCGCCGGGGGTACTTTATATGTTTACTATATGGGCGGGTACACTCAAGTTTGTTTGCCGTCATTAGGAACCTATAGCCGGCAACCGTTCCGAAGTTGCTACGGATCTACATGGTTCCCATATACCATCCCGGGGGATGCTAGTGGGGGCATATGGACGGAAATAGCCGCCGGCGTGCCTACATTATCCGCCATTGTCAGCCCCGGAAGGTATCGCCTACAAACACCGCCGGGGGTGTCCTATTATTTTGAGGATAATCTAAACCCTTCCGGGGTGGGTTTTTTACCGTCTCAAGTGGATTTCTATGTAGGCCTATTGGGGATGTTTACCTATGAAGTGAATTCAGCCCCGTCTACTCAAAATGTCACGGTTTTAGTTGCGGAAGGGGGCGGGGGCGGCGTAGAAATTTCTATGGTGATCACGGATACCGGGATAGCTATTTTTGACGGTATATCGGGGGCGCCGCTTGCTACTATTTCTCCCCCGTTCGGGGCATTAAACACAAAAATACAAGTTTTATGGGCTATCCGTGGGACGGGGGATCCGCCGGCGGCGGGGGATTTTTCTTTATGGTTTCGTTTGTGGGATGCTAACGAAGATCGCACCTGGACACACGGAACCACAATAAACACCCTAACATTCGGGGCTTCACCGGCGGATAGCCGGATCAGGTGGGGGGATACGGAGCTAGTGAACCCTTCGGATCAATTTTGGGACGAATTCCAATACGCCTACGGGTCCGTAGATGACTTCGAAGGCCGGCGCTTTAATAATGTAGGGCTGCAATTATCTAACGGACAACAAAACCCCGGCGATCTATTCGGGCGCCCCTACGCCCCGACGCCCCTCTATGTTGACTCAAACGTGCGGGTTGCTTCGGTGGATGGACCTACGTTTGAGGCGGATAATTGGGCGGTTAACGTCCGACATTTACAGGGCGGCGAAAACGTGATCCCTTCGGTTAGCCCTTCACCGGCGAAGCTATGGCGGAGCCAAACCGCCCCCGCCGGCGCGTCTATCGCGTTCCAACGCAACCCCGATACACAAGACGCCTGGGCTGCCAACGATTTCTACGCGATCCATTTTGAAAACGTGAATTTTAAACGGGCGGCGCTAGAATATAGGATCGGCGGGGCGTGGGTTCCGGTGACGACTATCCAACTATTCCGCGAATTTAATTTCTCTAGAAACGGGCACACGATCCGCCCCCTGGGCGGCGATTCGGGTGGATTTTACGCCTATTACAAC